CCAGGCATCGACAAGCCGGGCTGGTATCTGGTTTTTGGAGACGGAATCCCTGCCGGCCGGTTCGGTTGCTGGCGCATGGGCATGGAAGTGACCTGGCGTGCAGACGTTGGCCGCAAGCTCACAGAGTTTGAAGAGATGGCCCACGCCAGACGCATCAACGAGTCCAAGGTCTTGCGCGAGGCCGCCCTGGAGCGTCAGCACCAGCTGGCCAGCGATACAGTGGAGAAAATTTGGACTGGCGCACAGGCAGCTTTGCCAGATCACCCCTACTTGGCCAAGAAGGGCATCGGCGTTCACGGCGCACGGGCCACAGGAGACGGTCGGCTGGTCGTTCCCCTCTACGACCAAGACGGAACACTGGCAACCCTGCAATACATAGATTACCAAGGCGGCAAGCTCTACCACCCAGGCGGCCAGACCGGAGGCAAGTTCTGGCAGATCGGCACCATGGATGAACCAGGCACACTCTACGTGGCGGAAGGCTTCGCAACCGCAGCCACCATCCATGAGACCACCAACCGCCCAGTCGTGGTGGCCTACAGCGCCAGCAATCTCGTGCCGGTCACAGGCACACTCCGAGACATGCACGGCGCAACCCAGGACATCGTTATCGTGGCAGACAATGACAGCTCAGGCGTTGGCCAACGCTACGCAGAACAAGCCAGCGCCAAGTACGGGGCCAGAATGGTCATGCCACCCATCCAGGGCGATGCCAATGATTACTCCCAAGCAGGCAACGACCTGGCCAGCCTGCTCATGCCCTCCCACGATGATTGGCTCATCCCTGCGGATGACTTCTGCTCTCAGCCTTCACCCATCAGCTGGCTGGTCAAGCGGTGGATTCAGTCCCAGGCCTTGGTCATGGTCCACGGGCCCAGCGGCGGCGGCAAGACCTTCGTGGTCTTGGACTGGTGTCTCAGAATGGCCAGCGGCATTGAAGACTGGGCAGGCCACAAGGTCAGGCCAGGCAATGTTGTGTATCTCGCAGGCGAAGGCCATCACGGTCTGCGTGGCAGGGTCGCAGCCTGGAAGCATCACCACCAAGCAGGAAAGCTCAAGATGTGGCTGTCCAAAGACGGATGCGATCTCAACACCCCCACCGGCTACCTCAAAGTCGTCGAGCAGGTGCGAATGCTTCAAGAGCGCCCCAGCGTCATCGTGGTTGACACCCTGCATCGCTTTCTTTCAGGCGATGAAAACTCAGCCCAAGATGCCAAGACCATGCTGGATGCCTGCAACAATCTCATGATGGAATTCAGTTGCTCAGTGATCCTGGTGCACCACACAGGCGTTTCTGAAGAAGCCCAGCACAGGGCCAGGGGATCATCGGCATGGCGTGGTGCTCTGGACATTGAGATCAGCATCATTCCAGGCAAAGATGACCAGCCCATGCAGATCGTGCAGCGCAAGAGCAAAGACGCAGAGATGGCAGAACCCGTTTTCGTACAACTTCACACAGTTGCGATCCCAGGCTGGCGCGATGAAGATGACCAGCAAGTCACCAGCGCGGTGGTTGTCTGCGCAGATGCCCCAACAGCCAAGAAAAAGGAATCCAAATTCAGTTCAGAGGCGCGTGTTCTTGAAAATGCTTGGTGGTCAACACAAGCCGAAACAAGATAACAAAAACAACCCTAAAAAACCCATTACAACCCAAAGCAATATGTTATATACTAAGCGCAGGGTAGTTGAAGGTGGCATAAATTCCGGAAACTACCCTACCCTACCCATACTCTCATACCCCCAGTTAAGTGAAACTGGGGGATGAGTGATAGGTAGGAGGGTCGTTCGGTAATGCGGTTAAATTTGGAGCAACTATGAATTGGGAAAAACAGGGGTCAAGACCCTACATCAGCGAAAGTGGTTTGAAAAACCATTTGGAGAATCAGGGCTACTCAGCAGCCAAAATTCGCAAGGCAGTTGACCCATCAAATGGCGATGGACTCATTGGCGGATTGCTTCAAGCCAACATGATCGAGCCATTCGAGCATGGCTGGATCGTCATTGATGACGCATGGGCCAGCGCCATGATGATGAGCAAGCATGGAGCATCGCAATGAATCAGAAATCCTTTTACAAGCTCTGCCTTCATCTTGGTGCTTTACCAGACAGCACAAAATTCACCGTTAAGCGCGATGACTTTGTGCAATGGATGTCCGATCAGGGTTACGCAGAGAGAACCATCAACAACCACGCAGCCCCATCACGGCCAGGAGGGATCATCAATCAACTCTTGGCCGATGGACTTATTGAAGACGGCGGCGTCAAACGCTGGTGCGTCCCATGTGTTCAAAAACTTAACGCACAAAAGACACGTGCGAAAAAATCATCCACCAAGATGTTTGCCGGAAACCCGCCAGACGGCGATGGATGGATTACTAGCACCAGGCTTGACGATGACAATGAACCAGGCGTCGAATGGCGGTTGTTTCGCAAAGAATACGCACCAAACTGCAACAACCTCAAAGTCGTCGCGCTTGGTCAGCGAGTGCCTCATAAAGCAAACTATTGGCTTTCATCTAAAAATGGAAAGCTGCTCATGACAAAAAATGCCATGCTACTCAAGCAGCACAGACTTGACATTTTTAACAACCTTTGCGAAGACTTGGAGGACTTATGACAACAGCAAACGACACCCAGATCGGCGGCGACCACTACAAAGCAAAACCCATCCAGCCCTGGGACTTCATCGCGGCCAATCAGCTCGGCTACTTTGAAGGCAACATCGTGAAATACGTTTCACGTTGGCAAGACAAGGGCGGAATTAACGACCTCAAAAAAGCCAGGCACTATTTGGACAAGCTCATCGAACTGAAGGACAATGCACAATGATTACAAAATCACACAATCACAAAGGAACAACATGAAAGCCCTCATCATCATTGCCTTCACCCTGGCGGCAACACTCGCCCAGGCACAAACTTGGAGCGCCTTCATGAGTGCGATCCTAATGACTACGATTCGCTGCACGAAATCATGAGCCAATGGACAGTGGGAGTTGCCAAGTTGGTTCTAGACGAAATCCAAAGCCGTCTGAAAACAATCAACGAACTTCGCATCAGGCTTAAAACCATCGGTGTTGACGAGGTGCATGAGTTGCAGCCAATTTTTGCCAAGGGTGGTCTTTGGATGTTTGGCCCAGAGTTTGAGACGTTGGACTTCACATCAAATAAGGGTATGACGACGGTTATCCGTGATGTGTTTGGCGACAAGGATGGAAAAGGATCACGCAATCGGCCCGACTTCGTGATCAAGCCAAATGCGAGTATAGGTATATATGGCCGCGATGCCTTTGATGATGATGGGAACGTGCTGGGAGCAGCGCACATCATATTTGTTGACCTCAAGACAACTGGCCTTTCAATTGGCTCGGGTGAAAAGGAGCAAATATGGAAATACGTAAAAGAATTAAAGGCTAGGAATTACATCACCAGCACGACTAAGGTTGATGGATTTATTCTGGGGGATAGGATTGAAAGCGGCGAGGGTATGCGAAAAGAAGATGATGATCGCGTCAAAATCACACCGCTGCTTTATGAAAATTTACTGGTTCGCGCAGAGAGGCGAATGCTGAATCTGAATAGCAAAATTCAACATGCGCCTTTTGTACAGGCGCAGCAAGATGAATTGAAAAGGTTTGTTGAGCCTTTGCCTATTACCCAAATTTCGCTGCTTGCTCAAGCATGACTGCAGAGACGGTGAATCTGGTAAAGGCGTTGCCTGCGAAAAAACCAACCGCATCGCCAACCTGATGGAACTTGACCCAAAGTACTGCGACGTCATCATCAAGCGCTGGCAGGACTTCACAGGCAAAATCGCAGTTCACGCAGAAACCGGAAAGCCTTTCGCGGAGGTACACAATGACAGCAAAACTTGAAAAACCAATCACTAAAAGCAAAAAAACAAAAAGCGTGCCAGTTAAGTCGCATGACCCAAACTACGGCGGCGCTCGTGATAACGCAGGCAGACCAGCCTTTGAACCCACCGACGCCGAGCGCAAACAGGTCGAGGCGCTGTCCGGCTACGGCCTGCCGATTGACCAGATTGGCGCACTGGTGCGCAACGGCATTCACATCGACACCCTTCGTGCTCACTTCGGCTCCGAGCTGCAATCAGGCAAAGCCAAGGCCAACGCCCAGGTTGGAAAAACCCTATTCCAGAAGGTCATGGCAGGCGACACCACTGCGGCCATCTGGTGGAGCAAGACCCAAATGCGCTGGGCCGAAACCCAGAAGCATGAGCTGACCGGGGCCGATGGCGCTCCCTTGGAGTTCACCAAGATCGAACGGGTGATCGTCAAGAATGGGTAAAGTCTTGCAGCTCCAGACCCCAGAGTGGGCGCTTCCACTGCTGGAAGGCAGCCGGTACAAAGGCGCATGGGGTGGCCGAGGCTCTGGCAAATCCCACATGTTTGCCGAGCTGATGATCGAGGCCCACATCATCGACCAGAAGCGTCGTAGCGTTTGCGTGCGCGAGATCCAGAAGTCGCTCAACCAGTCGGTCAAGCGCCTGCTGGAGACCAAGATCCAAGACATGAACGCTGGCGCGTACTTCGAGGTGCAGGAAGCCGTCATCAAGTGTCGCAAAGGCGACGGGGCGATCATTTTCCAGGGTATGCAGAACCACACGGCGGATTCGATAAAGTCGCTGGAAGGCTACGACTGCGCCTGGGTGGAGGAAGCCCAAAGCCTCAGCCAAACCAGCCTTGACCTGCTGCGGCCAACCATCCGAAAGCCAGACTCCGAACTATGGTTTACCTGGAACCCCAGGCAACACTCTGATCCGGTCGACCACCTCCTGCGTGGGCCAACTCCACCCAAGGACGCCAAGGTCTTGAAGGTCAACTTCACAGACAACCCTTGGTTTCCCACCGTTCTCCGCGACGAAATGGAATACGACAAACGCAGAGACCCAGACAAATACCAGCACGTCTGGATGGGCGGCTACCTCACCAACAGCAGCAGCCGCGTCTTCAAGAACTGGCGCGTTGACGACTTCGACGCACCACCAGACGCCATCCACCGGCTCGGCGCTGACTGGGGCTTCTCGGTTGACCCCACCACCTTGGTGCGCTGCCACATCATCGGCCGCACCCTCTACATCGATTACGAGGCCTACATGGTCGGCTGCGAGATCGTGAACACCCCAGAGCTGTTTATGACCGTGCCAGAGGCAGAAAAGTGGCCTATCGTGGCCGATTCAGCCAGGCCCGAGACCATTAGCCACATGAAAAAGAACGGCTTCCCCAAGATCATGACGGCCGTCAAAGGCCCACGATCGGTGGAGGAAGGCATCGAGTTTCTCAAGAACTATGACATCGTGGTGCACCCCCGCTGCATCCACACCATCGACGAGCTCACCCTCTACAGCTACAAGCAAGACCCCCTGACCGGCAAGATCCTGCCCGTGCTTGAGGACAAGAAAAACCACGTAATTGATGCCCTGCGCTATGCCTGCGAAGCCGTGCGCCGAGCCGGTGCATCCAAACCCGCGATCTTCACCCCTATCGCCAACGTGAAAAAGTGGTGAGACAATCGCACAAAATGAGGATATAACATGGCCCGACTCTCAAACGACCAACGACTCGCCAACCTTCACGCAGAAGCCCTGGCGCAGTTTGACGACGTACAAACAGCCCTGCGCGACGAGCGCTTGCAATGCCTCCAAGACCGGCGCTTCTACTCGCTGGCAGGCAGCCAGTGGGAAGGCCCGCTGTGGGATCAGTACGAGAACAAACCCAAGTTTGAAGTCAACAAGATCATGCTGGCCGTGATCCGCGTGGTCAACGAGTACCGCAATAACCGCATTACCGTGGACTTCGTAAGCAAAGACGGCGCAGAGAATGACAAGCTGGCCGAGGTTTGCGACGGTCTCTACCGGGCAGACGAGCAGGCATCCGTCGCGGATGAGGCCTACGACAACGCCTTCGAGGAAGCAGTCGGCGGCGGCATTGGCGCATGGCGCCTGCGCACAGTCTACGAAGACGAAGAGAACGACGAAGACGACCGCCAGCGCATCCGCATCGAGCCCATTTTTGACGCCGACAGCTCGGTATTCTTCGACCTCGGGGCTAAGCGCCAGGACAAGTCCGACGCCAAATATTGTTACGTCGTCACCAGCATGACGCGCCAGGCCTACAAAGACACATGGGGCGACGACCCAGCCGACTGGCCCAAGATCATCCACCAGTACGAATTCGACTGGTGCACACCCGATGTGGTCTATGTGGCCGAGTACTACAAGGTCGAGGAAAAGACCGAGACCATCCGCATCTTCCAGAACATCGCAGGCGAGGAAGAACGCTACACCCCAGCCGACTTCGCCAACGACGAAACCTTGGAAGAAACCCTTGCGGCCATTGGCACAGTCGAGATCCGCCAAAAGCGCGTCAAACGCAAGCGCGTGCGCAAATACGTTCTGTCGGGTGGCCGAGTCCTTGAGGATGCAGGCTACATCGCAGGCAAGTGCATCCCGATCGTAGTCGTGTACGGCAAGCGCTGGTTCGTCGACAACATCGAGCGCTGCATGGGCCATGTGCGCTTAGCCAAGGATGCCCAGCGCCTGAAGAACATGCAGCTGTCCAAGCTCGGCGAGATCTCAGCCCTGTCATCGGTCGAGAAGCCCATCCTGACCCCCGAGCAGGTCGCAGGCCACCAGGTCATGTGGTCCGAGGACAACCTCAAGGACTACCCGTATCTGCTCATCAACCCGATCACCGACCAGAACGGCAACCAGGCCGTGTCGGGCCCAGTCGCCTACACCCGCGCCCCCAACATCCCACCGGCCATGGCCGCGCTCTTGCAGATCACCGAAACCGACATGCAAGACATCTTGGGCAACCCAGCCGGGGCCGACAAGATGGTCAGCGGCATGTCAGGCAAGGCCGTGGAGATGATCCAGACTCGGGTGGACATGCAGGCCTTCATCTACATGAGCAACTTCGCCAAGGGCATGAAGCGCTGCGGCGAGATCTGGCTCTCCATGGCCAAAGAGGTCTACACCGAAGACAAGCGCAAGATGAAGACCATCGCGCCCACAGGAGAAGCTGGCGTGGTCGAGTTGATGCAACCCACCATTGACCAGGAAACTGGTGCAGTGGTCATGGAAAACGACCTCAGCTCCGCCACCTTTGACGTGGTGTCCGACGTTGGCCCGTCCAGCAGCAGCAAGAAATCCGCCACCGTTCGCGCCATTACCGGCATGCTCCAGATTACCCAAGACCCGGAAACAGCCCAGGTGCTCACCGCCATGGCCATGATGAACATGGAAGGCGAAGGCCTCAGCGACACGAACGCCTACTTTCGCAAGAAGCTCCTGCGCATGGGCGTGGTCAAGCCCACCGACGACGAGGCCCAGGAACTCATGGCCGAGATGCAAGGCCAGCCGCAAGACCC